TCCTGGTGGTGGGGCTTGACCATGCGTTCCCAGACATTCTCCTTGATCTTTCGTGAATCCCGGGGGTCCTTAAATATGAACAAGGAGTGAAGGTGACGTTTACCAGACTCGCCATTCTCGATGACGATGTAATGCATGACGGTATTCTTGCGAATCCACTTAGTGACGAGATCTTGACTTTCAGCTGACAAGTCACCCTTGACAGAGATGGTCATCTGGAACGCTTTAGTTTCGAGTTTGGACATGAGGGATGAGGAAGTGAGGGAGTACCCAAGGGGGTCTCCCTCACCTGCCTGCTCTGATACGCGACTTCTTTTTTCGCGATTGACTAGTTAGCCCACTCCGTGGAGGCAGACCTGACGGACGTCGCACTGAGTTTTTCGCGCCAATTATGCGCGCTAAAGTGCAGGCGTATCACGATTAAACAAATCTTAAAACGATTTATTGAATAAGATTTTTCTTGATTGACAAGATTTCTAGAGTTCTGCCTCCGGCGGCGCTTCCGCGGGAGGCCGAAGAGTCGCTCCGCGGGCCCTCCGGGGGGCCCTACGCGGGCGGCGTCAAAACGCTTCGCGGTTTGCCGTTCTAGGCGTCCTGGAAGTAGATCTTGACAAAGCCGTCATTGATGAATCCGACGTTATTGATGTCTTGGGGAGTGCCATACCAGTCGTATGCGACGACTGCGAGACGGTAATCGTAGAACTTGACTTGATTAGTACTACCGTTCTCGTAAGTAATCTTACCACCACGACCAAATTTCTTGCCGGGAATACTCATGGTAAACACTCGAGTACCAGCAATACCAGCGGCGGTACCAGAAGTGACAGCACCAGTGAGTGGTGCTAATCCATTAGCCACATTATTGGGTGGGTGAACAGTAATAGTCTTCTGAGCAACGATTGTGAACCGTTCCTTATTGTACATATCGATCATCTTGTTACCACACGCATTTTGGAAAAATGTAGACCGATCAAGAGTATCGCCCTTAGCCATCTTGATCAACATGACTCGGAAATGAACCTTGCTCCGACCCAAAGATGCTTCTACAAAGAACTTGAAATACAGGCGTTTGATGGTGATCTGGTCACCAATACGGTTCATACCGCCAGCAGCCATGGGATCAGCTACATTTTGTGCGCAGATGAACGGGTTAAACACGTTACCATCAGCATCATTAAGCACGGTAAGATTGTTGTGAGCACACTGGAAATTCGTGACTCTCCTGCAACCCTCTTTGGTCTCGATAGTCCGAGCCAACTGCGCTACTTGGCGAGATAGACGGTTGTTCACCGCACGTGCGTGGCGGTTCGTGTTGCGCAAGACACGTTTCATAACGGTACGTGCACTTGCCGAGCGGGAGGCACGTGACACTGAGCGAGGTCTTTTGGGCATTCATTCGTGCAGCACGTGCCGGACTTAAATACTCGGACGGGCCGATGCGAACGTTTCCGGGCGGATGGATCCAGGGACATCGTAGTTAGGTCCATCTTGAAGTTGCTTGAGAAGAAAAAGCTCACGCTCGGACGGGGAAACCACACCGTTCCGGTATTCCCAGTACATCAGGGACTTCTCGGTAAGTTTCTTCTTGCACGAGATAGGGATCATGTCACGCTTGACGAACATACGCTCCTTAAGGTACATTAGCGCGCCCACCGGTGTGTTCTCATAAGTACTCGTGCTCCACGTGACGATATCCTTGTCAAGCCGGGGGCAAGCGAGGCCCGATTGCTTAGCCTTGGCCATAAGAGCCTCCTGGACCTGCTGGGTTGGGAAATAATCCTCGGCCGTCTCGCAATCCCAGGTGTTGGAGATGACCTCGCGATCAGGTTCCTTCTGGAGGTACTCGTTGTACCAGTCGTTACCGGGGCAGACCTGGACCTTGACTGCATACTTGCCGATAGAGTCCTGGTGGTGGGGCTTGACCATGCGTTCCCAGACATTCTCCTTGATCTTTCGTGAATCCCGGGGGTCCTTAAATATGAACAAGGAGTGAAGGTGACGTTTACCAGACTCGCCATTCTCGA